GAAATTAATACCTCTGAAACTGAAACATACTGCATCCGTGCAGTTGTACCTAGTTTTCTTTATTAAATTGTCTCGTTCCATTGGTGTTAGGTAACCATGGGGAATATTACTCATATTTGAACAAAATTCTAACATTGGTACTGTGTCTTGTTTTAAAAGTGCCCTAAAAAAAAACAAACATTCTTTTATGAAAAATATCATAATCAGCATTTAAATCAACTATCATATCTGTTATGTATTCAATAACAGTTCGTTGTTCATCTTTAACTAGACAAGTTTCAATATATTTACAAAACTTTAATACAGTCCAGCCATATTTTATCCTTAACAGATAATACAATTGGGTTAAATTTTCCAAAACAATTGATGATTTTTCATGTGTGTGCAAATAATCACGACTAAATATAATTTCATCTGTTAATGGGTCTTTTATAACAATGTTTTGTTTTGTAATGAATTGATACTGTGTTGTGTAGTCAATCCCATTTTCCATATATGCTATCATGTTTTCACCAGGATTTCTACCTGCTGTTAGCGAAAAACATAAACCTACTGCTGAACGATTAGCTTGTGACTTTAATAATTTTGTCAACTGTAAAATATTTGTTGGTTTTAGTTTAGTTATATTTAACAACTTGTAAATTTTACCTGTGTCACGGCTTAGGGAATCCAAACCTCTATGAGTCCTTTTGTCATTAGTAAAATTTTCTGGGTTGACCATGTGTTGTATGACAGTAGTCAGAGGGTTTTCCAATTTTAGAAACTTATAACAATCAGGCAAGGTGACAATAACTGGACTGGGTGGGCTATTACCTGTTGCAATTAAGACTGCTCCATCTAACATATCAAAAAAGGCTGCTATACTAGGATCGGAATTGGAAACAACTCTTTCAAGATCTTTCATGTAAGTGTCACTAAAAATATTTGCTGCCTCATTTAAATCTTCTATCATATGTGGTATATAATCTTTCAATGTGTACATTTTTAGACTTTTGCCATCTTTTTCTGATATACATTTTCCACTTGCAAAGAAGGATAACCGAAGATTTATCATTTGTCGGGATGCATGTGAATATGCAACAGCAAAGCTATTATTGTAGTACATAAACTGCAGCCAACTTTTATACTGTTCTGTGCATCTAGGTTTAAGGACAGTGTATTCAGGGTTCTTATTCCTATATTCTAGTATTTCTTCATATGTCCACCCAATTTTCTTCCTAATCCCTTTAATAGCTTTGCCATGTCTCATATACCACCAATCAGTTGTTAGGAATGTTGGTATAAGTAAATCTGGGTCTGGAATTTGTGCTTCTGCTAAACTGTTGATTGTTTTTATATATAAACCTTTTAACAAAGGTAAAGCTTTAGGGGAATACTTTAATAAACGATAATTATTTGGGTCACCAACAGTACCACAATAAACAAATGGTAGACAGTCAGGAAGTCCAAATGTGTCTATTGGAACATTGTAAGGATCATCTGAAAAAAAATTTTTATTACGATCTTTCATGCTTAAAGAATATTTTCTATAAAGATTGATACCTTGAAGAATTTGAACAACATAAGCAGAAACTTGTGGCACCCCTACACGAATTGCTTCACCTGTTCTTGAAGCGATATTCATGGCATCATGCTGGTACCCGACTCCAGCAACATTTATTCCTACTTCCTTTGTTTTCTTTATATTCGGGTAAGCCATTTGACCATTAAAACACATTAATGAAATGAATTCCATTAAGAACTGTTGGCAGTTTGTCTTTTTGTCACTGTCTAATATTCCATGTAATCTCTGTGATAATCGGTGCATGACCCTAAAATCCTCAAAGTCCTTTACATCATACACTCTAATAATTAGACTG